TGAAAGTCGGTTCAACTCAAGTGTTGCATCACCGCTTCTTGTAAACTGCGCTACGTCAGCATCTCCACGTAGAGATAGTCCAGCGTTGCCTATTCCTGTAGTCGTTTTACCAACGTGCAGATTTCCTGACGTATCAACACGCATCCGTTCAATATCAGCAGTACCAAATAGTAAAGGCACAGAGCCTGTTGTTTGTAATTGACCGCCTGTACTACTATGAATAAGAACTGTTCTTCCTGCGCCACCATCACTTCTGTCAACGCTGAGTTGTGCATTAGAACCAGAGGTTACTACGCTTAGATGGTCGGGCGGTGACGTAGTGCCAATGCCCACAAAACCTGATGCAATAATCGTGTCGCCAGTGCCATCAGGGTCAATCGTTATGTCGTTGTTACTAGCAAGACTGCTGATTTTATTTGTCTTTACTTCACTCATGCTAGGTCTCCGTGTTGTATTACATAAACAAAATTTCTATCGCCTTTTGTATTTGAACCTGAATATATTTCGTGGCGAGTTGAAGTTGTGTTTACGGCTACACAAGATGTAAAAGAATTAGCTGGGTCTGTTACGCTATTACCATTACTGCCCACAGGAGCCATATTATTAGTGCTATCAAACGCATTAGATAAAGTTATGGTATATTCACCTGAAGCGTGGTCGGTAAACCCACTTACGTTAAGTGACCCACGGGCTGATATAGTACCTGCTGAACCATCAAAATTAACCCAACCTTTCGCCGCACTCTGCTTAGTTAGCGTGGCCGCACCGCCGCCTGTGCTTTGTATGGTATCTGCTTTTAATGTACTCATAGCGTCACCAATGTCCCACCGCTTTCAACGGTTAATGTAACACCACTAGCCACAGTAAACGGACCAGTTACATTGGCGTTCTCTGTAGCAAGGATTGTTGTATCTGCTGTAAGGGATTGTGCGTTAGTACGGAACAGACCACCAGCTTTGAAGTTGCCTTTGTTCTCAGCGGCTGGTGTAATCGTACCCGCTTGTGGGGCAAGGTAATTCACAAAGATATTACCAGTGCCAGAGGAAGGGGCGGCAGTAAATGTTAGTGTAGTGCCATCAGGAATAGTGTAGGCGGCAGTGTCTTGTACAACACCGTCAACTGATACCAGCACATCTTGCACAGAAGATACTGTAGTAGTCAGCGTAAATGTGGTATCACTACCGTCACCATTAAAGCGTTGTACAGCTTTAGTGGCTTGATAACTACCCGGAACTTTTTGACCAATATACGGCATACTTTATTCCTTATGAACTAATAGTATCGACTACGGAAACCCAAACATCTGCACTCGATGCAGTATCACTCTGTACCTTTAGTACATCACTTGCTTGCATTACAACCTTTGCACCACCATCTAAAACCTGCAAGGCTGAACCTACAGGGATGGGTGCATCTTTAATAATGTAGTAGTCGTTAGACCCATCATTAATAAACACATCCATTAGAATCTGTGTTGTTGTAACATTAGCAATATTGATACCAATAAGCGCATCATCAGAGTTGGCTGTACGCATTGTTACTGCGCTTGTACCAACATTCCTTGCAATGTTTCTTTCAAAATCCTGTGCCATTTCATCTCCTAATTAAGATAAGTATAATTATACCATACTTTTACTTGTTTGTCAAGTGCTAAAGTGCAATTGCCATAGCTACTGCAAAGCCAGCAGTTGCACCTGTTGCTGGTAGATTAGTTAACTGCGAACCATCTACTGCTGGTAGTCTTGCAGAACCATCTAGTTGTACTGCATTATTTGCTGATGTACCTGCTGTAAGTACTGCAGCAGAACCTAGACCTAATGTACTACGTTGTGCCGCTGCATCAGCATCATCCAACAAGGCTTTACCTGCGGCAGTTAAGTCATAAGTTCCTGCAGTTCCTGAACCTGTAAACTCAATACCTTTATTTGCTGCAGATGTTAAACCTGCTAGTGCTTGTAACTCTGCATCTAGTCTTGCGTTAGCTACTGTACCAGTAAGCTGTGATGCATCAATGCTTTTGTTAGTAAGTGTCTGTGTACCAGACAGTGTGGCTACTGTAGCATCAATAGTAATCTCATCAGCATTAGCAGTAATACCTGTGCCACCGATAACATTAAGAGTAACATCACCTGATGTACCACCACCTGTCATACCTGAACCAGCTACTACAGAAGTAATATCACCTGTAGGTACTGTAGCTACTTGTGTATCTACGTATGCTTTGATTGATTGCTGTGTTGCTAAGTGACTAGCACTGTCAGAAGACATATCGTCTTCATCTTTAATTGAAGTTCCACTTATTGTACTATTCAGCACTGGACTTGTCAAGGTTTTATTTGTTAAAGTTTGTGACCCTGTTAGTGTAGCTACAGTGCTGTCAATAGCCACAGTCATTGTCTGTGCTGAACCTGTAGTGTCAATACCTGTACCACCAGTAAATGTCAGTGACTGACTGTCTAAGTCTACGTTCTGTGCGCCACCACTGTCACCTGAGAAGTCTAAGTCCTGTGCAGTTACCTGTGCATCTACGTAAGTCTTAATAGCTTTAGCAGATGCCAGTGTAGTATCTGTAGCAGCTACGCTAGACAGGTCAGTATCAAGAACACCAGACTTGAGGTTGTCTACTTCTATGTTAGATACAGTGTTATTGTCTACGTCAATAGTTTTATTTGTAAGAGACTGTGACCCTGTAAGAGTTGCTACGGTGCTATCAATAGCAAAAGTAACAGCATTGCCAGAACCAGCAGTATCAATACCTGTGCCACCTGTAAGCGTAAAAGTCTCGCTGTCAAGGTCGATAGATAAAGTTCCACCTGAGTCTGCTTGGAAGTCGAGGTCTTGCGCGGTAACTTGGGCATCTACATAAGCCTTAATTGATTGCTGAGTGGCGAGTTTAGTCGCACTATTCGATGCCATATCATCTTCGTCTTTGATGCCTGTAACGGTAGCACCGTCACCTGCAATGTTTAGACTTGTGTTGGCTACAACTGTTGTACCTGTGACTGCTGCTGCAGATGCCCCACCAATCACTGCACCGTCTACTGTACCACCGTTAATGTCAGCAGTGTCAGCTACAAGTGCGTCAATGTTTGCTGTACCATCAAGATACAGGTCTTTAAATTCTTTACCAGATGCACCTAAGTCAATATCGTTATCTGTAGTAGGTTCAATCACACCGTCCTTAATAACAAACTGTTCAGTGCTTGTGCCACCTACATCAATAGATACTTCTACTTGGTTATTAGTATCGTCTACTACGACTTTGTTCTTTGGAGTAACAACGCCGGGGTCTCCAATCAATCCGATTACTGGACCTTCTGCCGCAGTACCGTCATGCTTGTGACCAGATGTATTTGAAAATGCTGCTAGTAATTGGTTGTACTCGTCATTACTGTCGGCTGCATTAATAATGTCACCGTCAGCATAACTGGATTGTCTAGTATAACCTGCCATTAATTATCTCCTTGCATCAGCTTGGAACTCTAGCTGAAATCCTTTAAGTGAATATGGTGCTGATGTGCCTCTATCGTTAACCCGCAGTGCTACAGCAAATCCACTGCCTTCAATCGGTTGTCTTACCAATGGGTTAGATTGTCCACCGTATGTTGCAACGCCGTATGTAGATGTACCATAGATAGCTACCGATGAAGATGTATCAAATGGGTACGCTGCTGGTCTTGCCACATTTGGTGACTCATAGTCGTATCGTACAAACAAGTCAGCGTTAACTGCCGCTTCTGGCGCATAGTTAATGATAACACGTTCAAAGGTCTTACGTAGTCCTGCATCGCCCATAGTCAAATCAGGAGAACGATACTTACCTGTTACTACGTTACCGTCAAAGTCATCGCCTTGTTCTTGCCGATACACGTAACCATCAAAGTCTCCGTGTACTACAATAGTGTCACCTGCTACTACAATGTTGTCTGTGCTACTTGGCCTGATACCTTTAATATCTGCAAACTCGTAGCTATCACCTTTACGTACACAGATAATACCAGTAGTGGTAGAACGTGGTGTAGCATTATTACTAAAGAAGATGCGATACTGTGTTTTATCAGGAATAATTACACTATCAAATTCATCTACGTCAGACAGTCCTTCAAAGCGTTCTTGTACTGCACGACTGATTGTACCAAGTTCTACGTCACCAATTCTCTCTGTACCAGCAACAGTACGCAGTCCATCTGGACCTAAGAAAATAATATCACCTGCAAATTCTTGGATGGTAAATCCGTTAAGGCAACCAATCTCTCTTGTTACAGGTTGCAGTACAAAGTCTGCAATGGTATTTCCAACTAGCTTAAAGATACGTTCTTCACAGAAGATATATAGTGCGTCACGAAACGGAAACAGTCCTGTAATATCACTATCTACTTTTATAGAACCAGCACCATTAGCTGTACTAAAATCTGTATCTGTGTAAGGTGCAGTAAATACTAACTCTTGTGGAGTAGAAGACATACCAGCAAAGAATAGTGCGTTTTTGAATCCTGTTACAAATTTAGGGTCTGTAGGTGCGCCTGTAGTATTAATATCTGTTACAGTAGTATTGTCATACTTAGATGCGCGATTAGCACCATCAGCCCATACAATAAAATCTGTGCCAGCTAGATTATATCTAAAGAACGTATAGCGTTCTGCACCTGTTCTACCTGAGTCTATCTCAGTCCAAGAACCACTACCTGTTGCAGCCTTATGTATCTTACGTCCACGTGCAGCTAGAATACTACCCTTGAAGTATGCTGACATAAGTACAGACTCACTGGCAGATTGGTCTTGTGGAACAATGTTAGAGTTCCACTTGTTATAACCTGAGATACGTCTGTACCCACCAGTAGTGGCAGGTTCAAAGTTTTCTAGTTCAAGTGCCATCCCCGGCTGCATTGCAAAGGTTGATTGGTCGAGAACTAGACCACCTTGACATGCAAACACAAAAGGATTAAGGCCAGATTCATCTGCCATTTAAAACCTCTAAAATCCACCCGCGCCAGCACCATACCTTTGTGAGTAGGGAATATATGTAGACCTAACGTAGTCAGCACGATTGAGAAGAATAGTCTGCATTTGTTTAATACCATCTTCAAAACGTGCAAAGTTAATTCCATACTGTTGTGCCTCTCCACGATACTGATATGAGTATGCGGTAGCACCATCTACAATCACTTGTCTGAATTGCTCTGGAATGGTAGGTACATCACCATGCGCTGACAAAGCTGTAGGTTTTTGGAAGTATTCATATTTTAGTTCATAGGCTTTATCTGGGTATGGATATAAGCCATAGTTATTATCCGGTGTACGAAATACATAGATAGGAACTGCGCCTACATCTGATGTAGTTTCTTGGTCAATATATTTTTGTGTATATTCTTTGTAGTCTAAAATACGTAAAGTAATTCCTGACACACCCAAAGTGTCGTCCTTGCTAATTCTAAATGTATCATAGTCTATGGACTGTGTATCAGCAGGAATAGTGTAGCGAGTTTGCCCAGCTACTAATGTCTGTGTTTGTGTTGAATGTGTAAAAGGCCAACCAAACTCTCGCTGGTTGACATAGTTGATAGCATCATTGACTGCATTCTTACACTGTACTTGAAAGCCACGTGCTGACCCGAAGTTAGAAGAAGTTAAAGCCACTTCATTCATACGAGCAATGACTTCATTAGTAATGTCTAGGTAAGTGTATGCCATTGTGCATCCTTATAATAAAATGGAAGTAAAGGGGCAAGTTGCCCTGCCCCAATACTATGTTAGTTAGATAACGTCACGTGCTACTTCTTGAGCAGTCAAGTCACCTTCATCATTGCAATCCATGATGACAGCCCAGATACGGAGTTTACCCGTAGTAACTGCGCCACCTGACAGGGTAACAAGTTTGAGGTCGATGTTGTCATCAGCAACAGCCATCCGTGGAGAATAGGCTGCTGGGTTCTGTGCTACAACACCTGCTGCAGAAGTTCCGTCAAAACCGTCAACGAAATCTTCGGCTGCAATCATGCCAAGGTCTACAGTAAGAGTAGAACCGTCAGAGGCAGTATCGACTTCAATACCTGCATTCATCACCATCATGCCTTTTTTAACAGCAATTACTGGAATGACATCGCCAGCGGCAAGTGCGCCACCTTTGTCAGACAGTGCTGTTGCAAAGTCAAATGTGGTCTGAACCATGTATGGATTACGCCCACGCTGCGAGTTGCCACGTGCGGCTTGGAGAGTGTTATCACCTAGTGCCATAATCTATTCTCCTTATACCAAGCAGTATTTGGCGTTAACAAGTGCTTCAGGACGAAGAATCTTGCGGCCATACAGATGCATACCACGGACAATATCAGCGAAGCTGTCCGGGTCGCGGTAAGTCTCAGTCTTGTTGATTTGGTCAGCAGTAGCAACGGCTGATGAATGACCACCAACAATCACACCAAAGTTATTAGCATTGGTTCCACCAGTAGTAGAAGGACCAGTACCAACTTTAGGCAGGTTGTTAGAAACATGAACTTTAAAGCCATGCAGGTTATTCAGAATCAAACCATTCTGTAGACCAGAACCACCAAAGTCTGAATCAAACAGACGTGAGTCTTCGTCTTTCAGCAGTTCAACAAAAACTGGGTCAACAACCAACCAACGTCCCTGAGAGTCTACGTTTTGCAGGTCAAGTTGACGAGCCATACGTGCAATCACGGTAAGTGGGTTAGCTACACCAGCAGTTGTAGGAACAGCTTCTGATGCGCGAGGCTTCAGACCGACACAGTTAGCAGCATTACCTGCGTTGAAGTCGGATGCATTCAGCTTCATGCTTGACAGCAGTTCATCAGAACCAGCAGTTGTAACTGACTTAGTACCGTTAACAGTAGTGTTAACAGTGTCAGGTGTGCCACTGATTGCAGACTGCTTAAAGCCTGACAGGTAGCCAAGAACATCTTGGTCAAACTGGTCAGCTAGGCGGTATGCTGCACGGTTGCTTGAGAGAGACTCAAAGTTTACGTGCGAATGTGCTTCTTCAATGTCGTCAACTTTGAATGCAAAGTAGTTTGCTTTGTCAACGGTCAGTGTGAAGTCTTCATCGTCAAGGTCTTGCGGTGTGATTGTAGTACCACGTTCGTATGCCTTAACAGTGATTTCGGGTTCTTTAATGATTTTAACTGAATCACCAAAGTTTGCGATTTCACCAAAGTAGTCGTTATTCGTAATTGCGTCACAAACAGCGGCCTTGCGGAATGCAAGCTGCACCTGTTTGGAGTAAATTACGGGGCTAAAATTGCCATTCGGCAAGTTGTTATAACCCGGTGCGCTTGGGAAAGCCATAATCCATCTCCTATTGTTTTGGATTGTACAGATGCAAACAATACAATTCTTGGCAGAGGCTGTCTAACGTAGGGTGTATCTTGTACAAGAGTTGCAACTAATGTACTCAATAGGCCATGTTATTCAGGTAATCTTGAAGATTTTTGTCGTTTGCGGATTGACAATGTAAACAAGTAGCTAACCTGTTTACATCATACATGACTATAGTTATACTTATAAATAACTACTTGTCAACTCTTTTTTATCGTGCAGAGCCAGATAAATCGTAGATAAATTTGCCACTACGGATAGCATCCATGATTTCATCAGAACGCTTTTCGTATTCATGTGCTGACATTTTATCTACATCTGATTCTTTAAGGTACGTAGACGCTTCATTAGTCTGCGGCTTGCTTCGTTTATTTTTCGCCGAAACTGCTTCTGCTGCACCCTTATTGCTCTTGCTCTTAGTTTCTTTGCCAATACCTCTATCTGCTTTGTAGAGGTCAATTGCTCTTGCTGCTGAACGTGCGTCATTATCATTCTCGTACAGTGCGTCCTGTACCCACTTAGGTTGTTCTTCTGCCCATTGGTGAAAGTCATCGCTATCACGAATGTCATCAAAGTCTGGATGCATCTGCATTAGTGCTGCTTCTGCTTTTTCTTTCGTAGCTGAGTTATGCATCTCATCAATTGCTTTCAAGCGTTCTTCAAGAGCAGTTGATTGCTCACGTGCTTTCTTCATTGCAATTGTTTCAACGATAGCTGCTACATCAGGATACTCTTTTGCCCACTCTTCAATGTCCTCATCAGACTTAGGCAACTTCATTTCTTTCTTAGTAGCACTTTCCAGTTGACTTTTAAGCGCAGCTAGTTCAGTCTTAAATTCTTCTGCCTGTTTTTGTTGATGTCGGCGTAGGTCAGAATAACGCTTCTTAAATGTTTTCTCTTCTGCGCTAGTAGGTTCAGCTTCTACTTCCTCTACTTCTTCTTCACCTTCACGTGCCTTCATCAGTTCTTCTAGTTCTTCCTCATCACGCTTTACTCGTTCTTCTTGCGTGTAAGGTTTATTCACAAATGCTGCCTTTGGTGTTGACTGCATTTCTTCTGCCATGATTGTATCGTTCAT